TTTTTCAGGGTATGGAACTTAATAAATAATTATTTTGGTTTTGAAACTCGACTAACAGAACATTTCCAAAACCAAGGATTATCATAAACAATCTTGAGCGTTTCGCCGGAAATTAACCTTTCCCGAATAGAGATAACATCCGGATTGTTTGGCCAACAATAAAAATGTACAAAAATTCGATAAAATGATTCTTCATAATTAGAGTTTTTTGATTTTATAATATCAATACGTTCAACCGTGTTTTGTCCAACAAGCTTTTCAAATACGACCTTCACTTGATGCCATGTAACATTTGTTCGAGTGCGCGGAATACATATACTCGGTTCGGTTATAATTGGTGACATATTATTTATAATATATAAATAAATAATAGAAGTTTCAATTTTTTCCGTTTGAAAAAAAATTATTTATATTTTAATATATCTAATTCTGAAGTGGTTGTTGGAAATTTGTCGATACCATATATTTCTTGTAATAATAACCATTCAAACATTCCACCGATATAAATAGAAACATTTGTAAACCCCAAACCAATCAGTTGCTGATATTTAATAAATATTTTTTCATCATTATTATTTGTTCCATAAATAATTATTTTTTGATTTTTATTATCATTTAAGCATTCATTCAATAATTTAACCTCTTGATAAGGTGCTATTGTGTTTGGAATTAAACATTCTTGATTATTCTCATCCATAGTATTAATAATAATATTGCTATTGTTATTTATTTCTATTAACATTTCTTCAAAATTAAAATTTTTTATATAACTAATATTATTTGAAGAAAATGAAGAACTTAAAGAACTTAAAGAAGAAACATTTCCCATAAGTTAATTTAATATAATATAATATATAACTCTTTACATCTTAAACCTATATTTAAATAAAATACATAAAATACATAAAATACATAAAATACATAAAATACATAAAATACATAAAATACATAAAATACATAAAATACATAAAATACATAAAATACTAAAAAAATTGATATAAATAATATAAATATTACTTATATTTATATCAATATACTATGCTAGAGATTAAATCTTACTGGGATATATTACCCAATGAAATTCAAACAATAATTCTAAAACATAAAGCAGCTAAAACAATTCAACGTAATGCAATAAAAAAGTTTTATAAAAATTATGGTATAACATGGGAAAAAGATATACAAGATTATGATAAATTGTTGGATATATTCTGTTATTTAGCTGGTATATGTGACCCCCCACATGATTATATAAATTACTATAAATAAAGGGGCTAACCCCTTTAAATAAAGGGGCTAACCCCTTTAAAACCCCATTTAAATAAAGGGGCTAACCATATTCATTATAATTTTTGTAAATAATATAATGGCATAGTATTATATAATACATAATACATGTCAGATAACAATCATGATGAAGAAAAAATACAACAAAATACGGTATGTTGTTGTATTCGTAATTCAGTAGCTAAAAAAGAAGAACCAGAACCGATAGAACCAGTCAAACCAGAACCAGTCAAACCAAAACCCGTAAAACCAGAACCAGTAAAACCGGACCCTTTAGAAGCTGAAATTTTCAAATTTTTATTATCGCCATTTATTTATTTAACCAAATTTTTCAAGTAATAAAATTATAATTCATTATATGGGTAAATTTTTTTACAATAAATAATATTTTTATAAAAGTAAAAGTTTAAAAATTGAAAAATATTATTTATTTTATATCACTAAAAGTAACATATCAAATTCTTAATATGCCATATATATCAATAATTGATATATTAAGAATTATTATAGAAATAATCGGTATTATTACAATACTTAAATTTATACGTAGAATACAACTTATAGTAATAAATTATATAAAAGAACGGTTTAATTGTATAAAATTAACAATTCAAACGATATATAATAAGATTGTATTTTTGATTAATTTACCAAATATAATGTTTAATATTATAGCATTTATTTATTTAACCAAATTTTTCAAGTAATAAAATTATAATTCCATGGAATAGTTATTTAATGAAATTCCACAATTATTTCAACTTCCTCGCGTTTTATACTCTTTGTTGCACTAATAGATAATTCTTCGCGTTTTTTACGTGTTTTCGGTGTACAATTCGTTTTCTTTTTTGCTGTACTATTACGACTATTCATGTCAGCTTCAATTTCGGAATAATTATTTTCGATATATTCAACCACATTATTTTCCAATGCCCATTTAAAAAAATTCAGTTGGCCGATAGTGGTCTGAATAAATTTATCTTTTTTATACGGAATAGTGATACGTTCCCATCGACAAAACGGGTCAAAACGACGTTTCGCATAAGCTTTCAAATTAAGTTTATAATCAACATATACTTTAAATCGTTTAATATTTTCACCAGAACCATTATTATAAACCGTATAATGTTTTTTTGCATAATTAGTTGCAAACCAATCTACGATACGGAGAGATATACGAGATTCGCCATTAATAATACCTAACATTTTATCCATTTTAACATTATCGTCTTTATTATAATAATCCATTAATTTATTTAAGAGGATATCGTTTTGTTTAACATAAGTCATTCTTATTTTAATAATTTTAATAGTTTTAATAGTTTTAAATAGTTATTTTGAAAAATAAAGAGTCAATATATTATTATTATTATTATTATTATTATTAATTTCTCCAATACAAGAATTCGATAATTGAATTTTATTTGTTTTTTTTGTTATGATAATGTCTTTTATATAAATTAGTAAATTTTGAATGCTTTTTTTTGATGGACTACTTTTTCCAAATTTATAAAATATTTTAGTTAAAACATTCATCCAAAAACATAAAGGATAATCTATATAATCACCAATATTAATAACAACTGTAGTATCTGTATATATAATTGTCTGAATAAATGGTTCTAGAATTTTATTTTCAATTAACATATTCCAGTCGGTCGATTCGTCTGCTATGCTCATTAAATTTTGTGATAAATTTAATGAATATGTTATATTTAATAATGGATATATTTGATTTCGAAATATGCCACGCAACGACCATTCAGGAGTCGTATCTTTAAAATATGGAATATTGTATAAATGGGCATAATCGAAAATAATATTTTTATAAACATTAAGCATTGGTCTACATATTTTGACATCTAAGATAGTATTTTCAGATTTAATAACTACTAAATCTAATATATTGCGACCTCTACAGATATTATTAAATACATTTTCAATAATATCACCCTTATGATGACCTAAAAAGATTTCTTCGCAATTATATTTAGTTAAAACATCTTTATAAAGGTCGAACCGTATATTTTTTGTCTGAAGCTCATAATCATACCTTTTAATTTTTCCTCTTTGAATATTTTCTATATTATGAACAATTAATTCTATATTATTATCATTACACCACACCTCTAAAAATCTAGCTTCTTCTACAGATTCTATACGATTATTATAATTAATATGTACACCTATTACTTGTTTATTCAATAATTTAAGTATACTAGCCAAAACCATTGAATCTACACCTCCAGATAAAGATACAATATAAGTATTTGATGTTTTTTCAATTATATAATTTTGTATTTCTTTAACTAATGGGTCGATGAATGTACTATCGTTATTATTATTATTATTATTATCATTATTATTATTATTATTATTATTATTTTCATCATAAATGTTAATAGTATTAACTATGGGAATATATTCCAAAACGGTTTTGAATAATAAATAATCCATATTAATTATTCTATTAATTAATATTATTAATAGATTCAATTTTTCAATGTCGGTAAATTAATTTGTTCTCCGATATTCGAATTTTGAGGAATCAAAAATTTATCTTGGTCATCAATAACATCTAAATAGTTTTTTTCTAAAAAGGGATTCTGAAAATTTCGTCTTATTAATTTTCTCTCTTGAAGTTCTTCTTTTTTTTGTATATTTTCTCTATTATTTTTTTTTACTATATATTCTCCACATATTGAAACATTATGCATAATTTCATTGTCCGAATTTAATATTGGTTTATTTTTTTTTGTTGATTTTTCATATTTTTCTTCTGAACTCCAAACAATAACTTCCATAATATAATTTAATTATATTAATTAAATTATATTTAATTTTATTTAATTATATTTAATTTTATTTAATTAATTTTAATTACATATTTTATAATGAATAATATACAACATATACAACATATACAATCTATACATTTTCATATACATAGATGCGATGAAATCATTAATTTGCTTAAACAATTGACTCATGCTCCTGATATAACTGAATGTGTATTTCATAATATTTTATATTCACTCAAAAATAATCATCATATATATCTTTATCTTAAAAACAATAAAGTAGTTGGTATGGTAACACTTATTGTTGAACCAAAATTAATACATGGAGGTAAACTAGTGGGACATATAGAAGATTTAGTGGTTGATAAAAATTATAATGGCCAAGGTATTGCTACAGAATTGTTAACTTATGCTATACAAATTGCAAAGGATACAAATTGTTATAAAATTATTTTAAATTGTGATAAAAGAATGGTTGCGTTTTATGAAAAAAGTGGATTCACTTCTGAAGAAGTGCAAATGAAACAGTACTTAAATAAAGACAATTCTGGAATATAATATTATATTATATTATATTATATTAGTTTTTTACGGCGACTTTTACGGCGACTTTTACGGCGACTTTTACGGCGACTTTTACGGCGACTTTTACGGCGACTTTTGTTTTTTTTAGATGAACCAGCACTGGACCTGGACCTGGACCTAGACCTGGACCTGGACCTCATCGCCCCATCTGATGATTGTGGGTGGGAAAAATTGGTCCGATGTATTGGACATTTTTGATAACATGAACTACCATATTTGCATCTTGTCTTTTGTAATTTAATTAGAATTTCCATTATAATACCTGCGATAGCACCGGTATTGTTAGTGTCGGGATTTTTATATAACGCTAATTGATTTGGCGGAACCATATTATCTGTTTGAATTTGACAAAATGCGGTCGATATTTCATCTAGATTTTCAAATAACCATTTTTTATGTTTATCGCTTTTAACGAATTCATTCATACCCGTAATTAATTCTTCACCCTTATATTGGTCTTGTTTCCAATAAGTAGAAAACATACCAAGTTCTTTCATTTTTTTTACAAAATGTTTGTTATTGGTTGTAATATTAAAAGATGAATTTGCAGACTCTATATTCGATAATATTTCTTGTATTTTATCTAAGTCGACATTATCTGTCATATAATAAATGATTATATAATAATTAGTTAATTAGTTAATTAGTTAATTAGTTAATTAGTTAATTATATAATCAGCAACACCAACAGCAAGACATTTTATAGGATTGAGTATATTCAGATATTCAGTTACACTATTTATTGTTGCGTCTGGTTCATTTTTGACATCACGCGAGACACGTTTATTTACCCATAAATTAAATAAATACAACAATCTCTGGTTTGTAAAATCTTTTGAAAAATGTTTATTACGTTTCGCTAGATATAATATATAATCTAATAGAGATTGCGCTTTAATTGGGAAATCATATTTAAGTATCATATTCTCGGCTTTTCCTACACGACACGCTCTTTCAGCAGAGTGTTTACATTTAGTTTTATATATTTCTGTATCAAACATTTTAGGTTTTGATGATTTCGAAATTTTTTTTAAAAATGGAAATATCGAACCTTTTTCGTTATTATTTACACCCGAATGAAATGATACTGTTTTTTTTATGAAATTTGACATATTACTAGGAGTATTTATATGCGGAATAATATAATTTTAATTCAATTTTTTTATATTTAACTGTTTTGTGAACAAGAATTTGTCTTTAGTTTGTCGTCTACGTTGTAAGTTACATTTTAAGCAGCATACAATAACATTATTATCCTGATGTGGTAAATCATTATCTATTCGGTCTAATGTCCATTGTTCCATATCCCGTACTTTTTTATATAAAAGTTTCATATTACATTTACAATAATAACATTTTAATTTTGATGTAACTATTTTTTCGATGGTTTGTTCCCTACTAATGTTATTATCATCATATTTATTTTTCGTTATATCTTGTGTTTTATAACTTGTAATTTTCTTATCTATCTCTCTTAAAAGTTCTTTTTTATATTCAAAATCATAATTTAAATATAATTTATTTATTATTTGCTCTTGAAAATAAGTTTCAAATACAAAATCAGGCAATAATTGCATACAATCGCGTTTTGCTATAATATCGAGGTTATTAGGGTCATTTGCCTTATTGATTTTATCACATTGGTGTTTACCTTTTATTTCAATCTGTTTCATAGATATAATGGAGGAAACCTCGAAAAACATCAAACGCATAAAATAATAGTGTAACTCCGATTAAGTAGTTCCTCTAATTTGTGCATTCTCTTCTACAATTTCTAATTGTTGTCTTAATTCATATAAAAAATTTCGGCTTCTTCTTATAAACCATTCATAATTACTTCTAAGTTGTCGATTAATATTTTCATCGGTATATTCGCCATCACTATTTGTAAAATGTACATCAATTGTATTATATATTATATAATGCATTTCATTTATTCTCGTTAATACAACTTGATACGTTTCATTTGAATTTGGTAGTTCATCATCAAGAGCAGTTTCATCTAATTCATTTATATCATTTACAATATCATTTATATCGTTATATATTTCGTCAACTTCATTTTTAATTCTAATAATAAAATCAGTATTTATATGCAATTGTGATTGAACATGTATTCCTAATTCAGGCATAAATTGTTTACATGTTGGACATGTAAGATGACCGCGACTAATCCAGTTTTGTATACATCTAGGATGAAAGTCATGACAATGATTACCAATATTTTTTTGAACTCTATCTAAACAAATTCCACATCTTTCAGTTTTCCTAAATGCTCTTTGAATACGTTTAGATGCGTTTTTTTTTCTTAACGAACTGACTTTTCTTCTTGTCGATGATGATTTTTTCGTGTCTTTTGTCGATGATGATTTTTTCGTGTCTTTTGTCGATGATGATTTTTTCGTGTCTTTTGTCGATGATGATTTTTTCGTGTCTTTTGTTTTGTTCTTTGTATCCTTTTTTTTTTGTAGTTTTAATTGGCTTAGGCGTCGTTGTTTACTTTTTTCATTTTTACTGCGTTGACTCCGTGATATAGGCATTATCTTTATATTATACAAATATAAAGATAAATTTGGAATGCATAGCGTTAGTTTCTCATAAATCTTTACATATTTGACATTCAACTGAATCATCATCATCTATTAAATTAATAGCGACATTTGCAAATTGAGGATGATATTCGTCATTGCATAATACCTCTAAAATATTATCAACAGTATCATAGTATGCATAACCAATAATTAATTGTGACTCCAGTATTAAATCTTGAAGATAATTAATTAACCAAATTTCACGTTTCTCTTTTGGAATTTCCTGTTTAATATTATCAATACACCAATCATTTGGATTATATCTTACCCACATAATATTTGGTATATTTTCCATTTCACAAGTTAAACTACTCATTACTTTTGACATGCGTTTCATATCACAAGAAAGTGTATCATTATTATAACCAAAACGATGTTGATGTTCATCTATTTCTAAAAATACATATCCCGAATTTAAACCTAAAACAAAATCTATATAACACCAAGTGTCGTTTGAATCAACACATTTAAAATCGATTCTTTTTTCCCTCTTAAAATGACCATTTGGCGGCATTATTTCAGGTAAAAAGGATTCTTTCCATCCAGCATTAATAAGTGCTTTACAAATTCTTTCTTCTTGTTTTTTATGTCGTGCTACAAATATTTCATTATGATTTCTATTTATATGAATTGAACGAGAAAAGGATTGTCCAAAACTATCTAAACATATATCACATTTATATGGTTTTTCTCCAGTATGAATACGCATATGTGTGGTTAGTGTCCATTTTACAGAAAAACTTTCATCACATTCTTCAAAATCACATTTATATGGTTTCTCTCCTGTATGAGTTCGTTTATGTTTTTTTAGAGTATCATTTACAGCACATCTAAAATCACATCCTTCAAAATCACATTTATAATCTCTTTGTTGAGTATGTTGTCGTTTATGTACTCCCAAATGACCTTGTTGAGCTGTTGTAAAATCACATCCTACAAAATCACACAAATAAGGTTTTTCATTAGTATGAGTTCGCAAGTGCAAAGTTAATCCAGCTTTTCGTACGAATTCTTTATTACATTCTTCAAAATTACATTTAAAATTATATATTTTTGTATGATGTTGTTGAATATGTACCTTCATTGAGTGATTACAACCAATTTTATAATCACAATATTCGCATTGAAGATCTTTCAAATGTATTCTATTTATATGACACTGTAATGAATCATTCCGATTAGAAGAATAGTTACAATTCTCATATTCACAATTAAATTTTAATGTGTCTTTTGAATGAATCAATAAATGACGTTTTAATGCACCGGATCTACCAAATTGTTTATCACACTCTTCACAATTAAATTGTTGTTTAATATTTTCTAATTTATTATTCATATTAGGTTTATTCTTATATTAATTTTAAATTAATTTAAAAATTGATATAAATATTTTTATATTTCCAGAAATTTAAATACCTAAATATAATGAATAAAAAAATGTATTAAAAATATTTTTTTATTCATTAATAATGATTAATAAAATATTTTTTAAAAATACAGTTTATTTATAGTTTATTTATAATTAAGAATTGTTCAAAATTATAAAAAAAGATTTAAGCTATTACTAGATTAGAACCACGATTCCAAATGCTTCTTTCAACACCAGTTGTAGCAATTTGTAAAATAAAATTTAAAATATCTTGTGTTGTTGGATTAACATTGAGACTAAATGCTGGGTTTCTAGTAGCAAATCCAGCAAATTCAGCCCAAGCAGAAAGTTGCATTCCATAAAAAATTACTGGGTCAGAATCTGGATATGATTCTCCGCGAAATAAAACTCCAAAATATTTAGTAAAATAGTCAAATAGCTCTTGTGTTGTAGGTTGTAAGATTTGTTCATTATAATGAGCACATACACCTTCCAAGTAATTCAAATCTATTGGTATACGTATTAATATCATTACATTAAATTGTGTTCCGGCTGCTTTGCCACCAACCATATATTTATTCGGATGATAAAAATCGGGTCCATTTCCACTTATTTCGGCAAATAGATAAAAATATGATCCTTCTTGTTGTGTATAAAAGATATTGTAAATATCTGTACGTCGCCCACTTTCTGTACTAAAATCGGCGCAATCATGTTCAATTAGTCCTTCTGCTGGTTTAACTGTATTTGTTACACCACCAACATCGGGATTATAAAAGCCTATAGGTGTAGTAGTTGAATTAGGCCATATAAATGGATTTGTGGGCTCTGTTCCTGACGTTGTAACTACTGGTTTGGTACCAGTATAACCCCACATTTTAGAAAGAATATCTATTCCATGTTTCTTTGATTTGAGTGGAGTAAGTAATTCTGGTAGGGCAGGATTGAGTAGATGGTCTGTTGATTTAATTGTAGCACTTGGAGAATCTAATACTAAATTAGTATCATTTGAACCGCCGGTAATAGTAATGGTATGCATTATAATATATAATTATATTTTAATTTTAACTAAAATTTATATGTCTAAATATTATTTTTGACAATATAAGTAATTTATTTAAATACTATATAATATATACTATATAGCATGTCATTTTTTGTTTATTTTATTCAATCAACAAATGGTTCAACCTATATTGGTGCAACAGTTAACCTTGACAAACGCATCAGACAACATAATAAAGAAATAAAAGGCGGAGCGACCGCCACATCTATGAAAGTTTTAAAGGGAGAAGCATGGTCATATGTTTGTTATGTAGAAAATTTCCCAACCTGGAATGAAGCATTAAAATTTGAATGGCGATGGAAACAAATATCAAGACAAATACAAAAAACGAAACCAACACAAAAACCAATAGAGAGACGAATGGAAGCATTGCAAAAATTATTAGCGCTGGATAAACCAACATCAAAAGCGTTACTATATACCGAATGGGAAGCTCCACCAAAAATAGTTTATAACGAATAGAATTGAATAAAATAGAATAAAATTGATTATACTTTTTACACATTTAGACATTTAAAACGCTGATTATTTTACTCCTTATAATTTTTGGAAGAATGGTGTTTAAAAGAATTACGTTTGAATTATACTGTTCAGAATATGAAAAATTAGACAATAAAATAAATATATATTTAACTCTTTTTTATTATAATTATAAAAAGAGTTAAACTTTTATTATCATTATATATTAATAATGTCATATGACCAATGTCAAGAACTGAAAAATATAAAATATAAAACTATGCTTTTAAATGGTAATAAGAAATTAAATATAACATCAATTACAAATGATATTTCTAAATTAGATATATTATTAGATGAAGAAAGTGAACAAAACAAAAAAGAATCTTGGAATAAATTAGATAAATCGGTTAAAATGAAAAAAATAACTGAATATATTAAAACTCTTACTATAAAACACAAATTAAATGATGTCGAAATATCGTCATTAAATGAATTTATAAATTCAAATTTAGATAAAAAAAATTTACAAAAAAACAAAGATGTAATATATATAAAAGAATCTGGGAAAATAGAAAATATTCCAACTTTACAATTTAATAATACAAGTCGGAAATTTTCATTGAAAAGAACACCCCAACATGTTTCAACCGCAAAAGCATTGGGGCCTACTAAAAATAAAACAAGGTCGCGTTCATATAAAAATAAATCACCGAATTCCCCTAAAAATGAATCGAATAAAAATTAAATACTGACCGTTTGAATTTGACCAGTTGTTTTCCATTTTTGGTGTATTTTTGTAAAATAATTATTTTTTGAATATATAGTTTCAGTTTGCTTTTGTTCCAAATTATTATTAATTATATGTGGAATAATAGAAGCTTTTGCAGGATGAATACGTTTTTTTTTTATTAAAAAATTCATTAATTTAAATCTAAATGAAATATTTTTTTTAATATTAAACAAATTTTTTTGTGATTCATTATCATAATTTCTAGATAATTCGTCATTAGGGTTTCGTTTAGATTCGTCGACTTTAGAGTTTCGCTGAGATTCGTCGTCTTTAGAGTTTCGCTGAGAGTCGTCGACTCTGGAGTGTCGCCAAGAGTCGTCATCTTTGGAGTTTCGCCAAGATTCCTCGTGTAATTTACTTAGTATTTTTTTTTGCAAAAGTATTTTATTATTTTCTAATTGCGTATTAATATGTGGAGACAATCCATATTTTTTCAATAAAATATCAACTTCGTTTGCGCAATTATTTAAATTGCCCTCGCTACCATCCATATATAAAGTAGAACCAAAATATAAAGAGACTACTCCGGGGGGCCATTTATTCATATCTAATAAACATGGTTCCATTACTATCGGAATCATTAATTTATTTCTCGCATTGGCATATGTCCATTCTTTTAAACAATTGTCTCTTTTACGTGGGTCATTTGCTGTTTCGTGAACCTTTCTACAATATGTATCTGTTAAACAAACCATAACTACTTCAGCATTATCGATTCCATTAACCATAGCCGCATCTATATTACCATATAAATTATTCTCATCAATCCAAACAGACCAACCACATGTCTCCAATTTTTTAGCTAATTCACATACTCTAGCATGATTATCGCGATTTAAGTTATCGTTTTTCCACGTGTGTGAAAAAAATAATTGTCGTTTTGTTGTATCCATAATAATATTAATAATTAATCTTTAATAATTAATAATTAATCTTTAATAGTTTATGTAAATAATGTACATTATTTATATATATTATTTATTATAAATTGTAAAATTGATATGAATATTAAAGTATATATACTTATAACATGTCCTATCTACACGATATAATTGATGAAATTTTATTTATTTTACAAGAAATTCAAGTATTCACAGACGAAGAAGTCAATGAATTAAATAAATCCATAAAATTACAATTAGAAGACTATATATCAAATAATATTTTGGATATAATGAATCCCGATTTTGACAAAAAATTAACACAAACATGTTACGAAACTAATTTATTACAAATAATACATTTATATAATGAGAATATTCATGACCGAATAGAATATAAATTAAAATATTTAATTCATCATGCTAAAATATCATTGTATACAAAAATGATTCCACCGCGGTCATATAAAAATAGTTATATTCGTCGCATTATACCAAATCAAGAACATCTAACCGAAAAAATAAATATATTGCAAAGTATGCCACAACCGAATCAACGCAGTGATGAATGGTATATTTTTCGACATAATTTGTTAACTGCTAGTTCTATCTGGAAAGCATTCGGAAGTCAAGCTAGTAAAAATCAACTTATATATGAAAAATGTAAACCACATTGTATATTTAAAGGCGCACCGATAAATTCTCCATTACATTGGGGTCAAAAGTACGAACCAGTTTCTGTAGAATTTTATACAAAATCTTATAATACTGAAATTAGCGATTTTGGGTGTATACAACACCCAAAATATCCATTTATTGGTGCTTCACCCGACGGAATAAATACAGACGCTAACAATGCTCGATATGGAAGAATGCTTGAAGTCAAAAATATTGTAAATAGAGTAATTAATGGTATTCCAAAAATGGAATATTGGATTCAAATGCAAATTCAAATGGAAACTTGCGATTTAAATGAGTGCGACTTTTTAGAAACTAAATTTGTTGAATATGAAAACGAGGAAGCTTTTAATAGTGACGGTTCATATACATATTCAGCAGATAACAAACTCAAAGGGCAAATGATAATGTTTTATATTAACGGCAGTGTTCATTATGAATATGCTCCTTTATATAATACTGAAAAGGAGTTTTGTGAATGGGAAAAAGATATTTTAAATAAAAATTCACATGGTGAATGGATAAAAAATATATTTTGGAAATTGGAAATATATAGTAATATTTTAGTTTTACGCAACAAATTATGGTTTGAAGCATCGATACCAATTATAGAAGAATTATGGAATAATGTAATAAACGAGCGAATTAGTGGTTATGAACATCGAGCACCAAATAAACGAAAACGCATACCGAAATTAACTGAGGAATTAATTGTTAATAAATGCTATATTCAAACGAATACAGATATGCCTACGAATATGGATACTATTTAATGTTTTCGAGATAGGCGTTTAATACGACGTCGTTGCCCACCACCTTGACTGCTGTCCATAAATCCCGACAAATCTTGGCTGGCCATACGCGACAAACCTTGGCTGTTGGAACATGATGTTGTTAGCATAGGCAATTCTGGGATATGAATACGTGCTTGAATGCGAATTTGATTCAATACATTATCCTCAAATAGTTTATTTAAAGAATAATTCAGAAAATATGGTATTGTATTTGAATGGTTTAATTCGGTTAATCGATTTTGAAATAAATCAATTAACAAATGTATATCAACATCTAGAACTATAGGTACTTTACTATATGCAGAAATAATACTATTTAAAGTCGGTTGATTACCTTGTTTTCCACGCGTTGGTAGCCAGTTATTAATTGTTTCAATCATCGATGTAAAGATTGTAGACTCTAGATGTGTATGCCATAATGCTTTAATCCATCTATTTCTGTTAGATTCTCTTTTTTTGGCCTCAGCAACGATAGCATCTGCTTCTGGACCCACTGGTTCTGGGTCTAATATAACTTCTATTTTTTTACCATCAGTAGAATATATAGTAGTTTGAGACCCCATACTTGATACTGAATTTCGCGACGTTAATGGTTCACATTGTGATGGGTTATTCTTTAATTCATCTATGACACCAACACTTTGCGATACTTGTTCCGTTGTCTTAGGTAAATAATTTGGGGGTTGCAGTCCATCTGGGTCATTTTTCACTAGCTGTTGTATCTGTTCGTTCATAGCAATCCAAGCCATATCTACATATACAGTTGCCGCGGCTTTTTCTACATCTGATTTTGGTGGTTTATTTGGTTCATCAGTCATGAACTCTTCATATTTTTTTTCAAGAGCGGCTTTTTCCAATTGATATTTGTCATCTTTCTTTTTTGTTCTCGTAACTTCTTGCTTTAAAAACCGTTCGAGTTTTGTGCCACTTAAACTTTGTTTATATAGTACTAAATCAAATCCCTCTAATAAACTAGGTATTGTATATTTAATTCTCATATTACTCATAGCTGTATCTATAGCAATTTTAGCATTGGCAGGACCAGTTTTATCAAACCAGTCAAGAATTTTATCTTCTATTTCTTGTTTTGATGCGATAGCTTCAGGTATTTTTATAAATGTATTCCATAAATCTACACCGTATGATGCTATCTCGGCTGCTTGTTCAGGGGAATAATATTTACCTGGTTCGATATGTTCACTTTCTACTGTTTCTTTGATTATTGTCTCGATTTCGAGTCTCTCTATCGCATCGGCTTGTACAGCCTCTTCTTCGGCGGCTATTCTTCGTGCTTTTTCTCGTTCTAAATTTTCCTTTGCTGTATTTGCATCTTTTAATCGTTGTTCTGCTCTGGATAGACGTTCGGTTTCGGCGACTACATTACCCGCGGCGTCTGAAGTCAGACTTAAGTTGGTTGGGTTTTGGGTTCTTGATTTCACAACACCCCTTGACGCCGACTTTGACGCCGACTTTGGCGCCGACTTTGGTGCACCACCTTTTTTGGTTTTTCTTCCAGTTCGCTTTCTTTTTATAGTTTTTCTTTTTATAGTTTTTCTTTTGAGTTTTTTAAATTTTCTAGTTGATTTTAATAACTTTTTTTTTAAAACTCTGGTTTTTCTAGCCATTTATATATAATATATAGATTTTTAATAAATTTTATATATTTTATATATACCTAAATCTATTTAAAATTAATATAATATAATATAATAAATAAATGGAAGTCGAAATGCATGTAAAGAAACGCAATAATAAAACGGAAATAGTATCGTTTGATAAAATATTAAAGCGGATTAAAACATTAGGTTTAGAACACGGTATTTCCATAAATTATACATCATTGGCTATTAAAGTAATCGACCAATTATATGACGGCATAGACACGTCGCGTATAGATGAATTAACTGCCGAACAATCAGCGTCAATGGCGACAATACATCCCGATTATGGAACATTAGCCAGTGCTCTAGTAATATCAAACCTTCATAAAAAAACAGATGCGTCATTTCACAAATCAATGAATAAAATTTATAATTTCAAAGATGTAAATAATATACATGTACCATTACTTTCCCAAGAATTTATTTATATTATAAATGAATTTGGGGCATATTTTGATAATATTATAGATTATAATCGCGATTACCTAATTGATTATTTTGGTGTTAAAACATTAGAACGCGCATATTTAATTCATATAAATGGCCACATTATTGAAAGACCACAACATATGTGGTTGCGTGTTGCTATTTGCATTCATAAAGACGATTTAGACGCAATTACAGAAACATACAATTTAATGTCACAAAAATATTTTACACACGCAACACCAACTCTTTTTAACGCCGGAACACCGCGCCCACAATTAAGTTCGTGTTTTTTAATTGCCATGGAAAACGATAGTGTAGATGGTATATATAATACACTAAAAGAATGTGCTAATATATCCAAGTGGGCGGGTGGTATTGGGCTGCATATTCACAATATTCGCGCAAAAGGAAGTCATATTCGTGGAACTAATGGAACATCGAATGGTATAGTGCCGATGTTAAGTGTTTTTAATAAAACAGCCCGGTATATTGACCAGTGCATTACACCAGAAACTTATATATATACAACACGAGGTCCGATTGAAATACAATATATAACAAATAATGATTATATATTTAATTCGACAGGTAACGTAGAGCAAATCGAAAATGTTTTAGAACATCCGTATGATGGGGAAATATATAGTATTGAAACAACGCATAGCATTGAACCATTACAAGTAACAGACCAACACCCAATATTTGTATTAGTAAATCAGGTAAGAGGAACGGATTTTTCAACAATTGAAAAAAGACTAAAACATTATGAAATGGACGATTCGACTAATCAGATAATACAATGGAAGGATGTAAAAGATTTAACAATGGATGATATGTTAATTTATACAATACCACAATATGTTAGTGATATACATACAATAACACAAGAAGATTGTTATATGTATGGTGTAATATTAGGCGATGGTTGTTTTGATAATAAATCAACAACTGGATATATATCATTACATACAATAAATAAAGGATATATACTGGATTATTGTAAAAATTATTTTGAAAAAAAATGTATAAATTATTCAGTAAATACAATCGATAATATTGCAAGAATTAGATGGAATAAAAATATTATTATGCCATTTCGATATGCTGATATATATGATATGGGACATGAAAAACATATTGCATCGAGATGGTTAAATCTTCCTATAGAAAAAGCGAAGTATATAATTAAAGGCTTAATAGATACTGGTGGTTGTAAAGATAAAGAATTATTATTCGATAGTACATCAAGAAATTTAATTGAGAGTGTTCGATATTTATTACTTCGAATGGGTATACCAACTAGTGGTGATAGACGATGTATGATAGAGAATAAAAAAGTATGTTATACATTAAGTGTACCACAAACCGACGAGATATGTCAATTAGTTAATATAGAAAATAATTCGAAGTTTTTCAAATTTTTGAAATATAAAAACTACATATTTACGCGTATTAAATCGATTTCTAAGATAGAATATACTGGAACATTATATGACCTTCAAATGAAAAATAAACACGAATACATGATTCATAATGGAATAATTCATAATGGTGGTGGGAGACGAAATGGAAGTTTTGCCATCTATATTGAACCACATCATCCCGATATTGAAGATTTCCTCGATTTAAAGAAAAATCACGGAGACGAGGAATTAAGAGCACGTGATTTATTTTATGCATTATGGATATCAGACCTTTTTATGGAACGAGTTAAAACGAATTCTGAGTGGAGTTTATTTTGCCCCGATTCTGCCCCTGGATTATCTGAATGTTACGGTGATGAATATAAAAATTTATATGCAAAATATGAAAGTGAAAAACGATTTATTAGACAAATAAACGCGCGTGATTTATGGATTAAAATCTTAGATTCACAAATGGAAACCGGTACACCATATATGTTATATAAAGATTCTGTTAATAAAAAAAGCAATCAACAAAACCTTGGTACTATTAAGTCTAGTAATCTTTGTGTTGCACCAGAAACATGCATTTTGACAGATAAAGGACAATTTGAAATACATAGTTTAAAAGATAAGAAGGTAAATGTATGGAATGGTAAAGAATTTAGTGAAGTTGAAATAAAACAAACAAATGATTGTTCCGAATTAATGACAATAACATTTTCAGATGGGGCCGAACTAACATGTACTAAATATCATAAATTTTATATACAGGATGGTTTTATAAAAGGAAAATTAAAATCGGATATTATTAATTCGTCGAAAGTGACCGTAATAGAAGCGCAAAATTTGTGTGAAAATATGAAATTAATTAAATGCGAATATCCTATTATTGATTATAAAAATGATAAAGATGATAAAGAAATTAATCTTGAATATGCTTATACTAATGGATTTTTTTCTGGAGATGGAACATATTGTAATATATCCAATATAGAAGAAAAATCATGTAAATTTAAAGCTTTAAATGATAAATCATATTGTAAACGACATGTTAATTCTCAACGTAATAATGAAAGTACTGAATATTGTCAGGCTAATAGTTATTCAAAAAAACCACGCGTAACTTTATATGGTGAAAAAATAAAATTATTAGAAAATTTGGATTATATCAGTACTGGAAAGGAAAAAGATAATCGATTAAATGTTACGTTAAATGTAAATCTTAAAGAAAAATATTTTGTACCAATTAATTATTCATTAAAAAGTAAATTAGATTGGTTATCTGGGTATTGTGATGCAGATGGTACAATAAGTAAAAATGGCGATAATCAATCATTACAGATTTCATCTATACATAAAGATTTTCTATTAAAAATTAAATTAATGTTGCAAACATGTGGAGTGTCATCGAAAGTTACATTGAATATGGCTAAACGACTTTCATATTTACCGAATGGTAAAAATGGATATGATTATTTTGAATCTAAACCTATTTGGAGATTATTGGTTCCATCAAATGATTTAATGAAATTATTAGAATTGGGTTTAAGTTGTAAACGATTGGTTATCAATAAAAAAATATATCAAAGAAATGCTACTCAATTTGTTACAGTAATTAAAACAGAAAACCATGGTAGATTAGATAAAACATTTTGTTTTAATGAAAGTAAACGACACGCTGGTATTTTTAATGGTGTTATTACATCAAATTGTACGGAAATTACTGAATATAGTAACGAAAATGAAACTGCGGTTTGTAATTTGGCGTCAATCGCGTTAAATAAATTCGTTGTAGAAACACCAAATCCATTTACAAATGTTATCATATACAGTAAAGAAAGTTGTAATTGGTGTGTATTATTGAAAGCATTATTAAAACGTAAAAGTATTGAATATCATGAAATCACACTAGTAACAGATGAACAAATCGCAGATTTTAAAGATAAATGGAAGGTTGAAACTGTTCCACAATTAATAGATAATGGGATTTTGGTTGGTGGATTTACTGAATGTTTAGAAATTTTAAGAAAGAAATTTGATTATAGAGAATTACATAAAGTGACCAAAGTAGTCGCGAATAATCTAAACAAAGTAATCGATATTAATTTCTATCCAACCGAAAAAACCAAACGCAGTAATTTGTATCATAGACCGGTTGGTATCGGTGTTCAAGGGTTCGCTGATACATTTATTCTTATGGATATTCCATTTCACAGTGATGCCGCTAAAGTAATCAATAAGAATATATTTGAAACGATTTATCATGCTGCTCTAGAACAAAGTATGGAATTATCTAAAGAGCGAAATAAAGATATGAATATTTTAAATAATACATATATGTCATCTTGGAGTTTTAAAGATATAAACGACGATTTATGTCAAGAATATGTTGTTGATGATTATTTAAATAGTTCTTCTAGTTCTACTGCAAAAACTGAACTGAATATAAATGTATTATTAAAAAAACATAAACCGATTCGTCGAGAAATAGAGAGAGAAAAATCGCACTGTTATGGTTCATATTCATCTTTCGAAGGTTCACCGGCTTCAACAGGGATTCTCCAATTTGATATGTGGAATGTTAATCCGACAGCAAATTCAAACATTAATTATGATTGGACCAATTTAAAGACAATGATAAAAACGCACGGATTAAGAAATTGTTTATCGGTAGCACCGATGCCCACAGCCAGTACCAGTCAAATATTAGGTAATAATGAGTGTTTTGAACCATTCACAAGTAATATATATTCTCGAAGAACTTTGGCTGGTGAATTTGTGTTGGCGAATAAATATCTAATTAAAGAATTAATTGAATTAGGTATTTGGAATACTGATATTAAAAACAATATTATTATGAATAAAGGCAGTGTTCAATATATAGATACAATACCGAAATTTATTAAAGATAAATATAAGATTGTATGGGAAATTCCAATGAAACATTTGATTGATATGGCAAAAGATAGAGGTGCGTTTATATGTCAATCGCAGAGTTTAAATTTATGGATGGAAGACCCTGATGCAAAATCTTTAACAAATATGCATTTTTACGGGTGGAATTCAGGATTAAAAACCGGTATATATTATTTGCGTAGAAAAGCCAAACACCAACCACAACAATTTACAATTGAACCGACAAAAAACCCAGATGCAATTTCTGAATTAAGTTCAGAAATGACAAGTGGATGTGATATGTGTAGCGGATGAAAATAAAGAAAATTGTAGGGATTAAGGAATTAAGGGTTTAAGTGTATTTAAATTTGATTCAAATTCATTATAATCAATATTGTATTTTAGTTTACCGTAGCATCGAATAGTTGCTAATACATCAACCATTGAATTATGTAAACCATCGGGTGTAGTATTAAATAAATATTGATATAATTCTATTAATTTGGGATATTTATAATATGACCTACCGCTTTTATTATATGTTAATATTTTACAAATATTAACACTATTTTTCATAGTACAAAATTCGGGTATTTTGTTTTTTGTAAAATTATTTTCCAGTCTGAATCTTAAACATTCTACCATTATCATGTTTTTATCAAACGATATATTATGCCCAACAATCTCATCTACAGTATTTAATAATTCATTAAATTTAATTAATTCTGGTTTAAGTTCAACTCCTTTAGTCTTAGACATTTCATTAGATATTTTATGAATGTTTTCACTTTCTTTTGTAATTGTAATACTATTTGGTAACTTAATAATAGTATCACGATAATCAAGTACAGTATTTAGTTCGGTATCATATATAATATATGATAATTGTACAATATATGGCCATTGTTGTGTAGCAATAACCGGTGTATTATATGACGTTGGTAGCCCAGTAGTTTCAGTATCAAACACCAAAATTTTCATTTATATAAATTTAATATATATTTAATTATATTTTTTAAATCAATTTTTATAATTTTATAATTTTATTCTAAAAAAAAACCGATAATTATATCACTGGTTCATTCTCTATTAATTTCATGTTTATTGTCGTTATAGTTTTATATATGGAGAGATATATCAATTTTCAGATAAGCATTTAGATAATTCTATAGGGATAAACTCTTTAACGAAATGTGGTCGTAAATAGTATGCTCTGGTTTTGAAGCATCCATATATTAAATTGATAAATTATTTATTATATGCATAATTATTAATCAAATTTTTATTTTATTTTGAATCATTATTCAATATTAAGTAATATTATTAATCAATCGTAATTAATTTTGATTCTTTACATAAGCCAAAACTTTTACGATGCCAACAAGAAATACCAAATTGTCGTATTCCATCTAAATGTTTAGCAGTTCCATATCCCTTATTTGTAGATAATTGATAATATTCATCCAATTTAGAATGTTTTTCACATAAATCATAAATATAATTATCGCGTTCTACTTTTGCTATAATTGAAGCCGCCGCTATTGAACTATATTTATTATCACCACCCTCAATACATACACAGTTTATCTCTTTTATAGTTTCTTCTTTATTATCCATATATGTTAATGGTTTAAACTCGCGACCATCAACCAAAATCATATTAGTATTATCATATTGTACTAATTTTTTTATAGCTTTATGCATCGCAGATTGTGTAGCGTTTTTTATATTAAATTTATCAATATATGTTTCGTCTTCATAAGCAATCGCGTAATTGATACAATTCGCCTTTATATATTCGGCCGCTTCTTCCAGTTTTTTTTTTGAATGAAATTTCTTACTATCTTTCATTAATTCGTGTTTAAAACTGACATCTTTCGGTAAAATTACTGCAGCACAATAAACTCGTCCAAACATGGGACCTCGACCAACCTCGTCAACCCCGATTTCAATAATATCTTTATTTTCATTATAATATGGACTAAGTGACATAATAATAGTAATATAATATTATTATATAATTTACATATCAATTTTATATAAAATCAATCAAAATCTATCAAAATCTATATAAAATTTATAGAAACTTTTATCACAGCGTATATATAATGAAGTTAAATTTTAAATGTTGTTTAATTCTTTGTTTAAGTATTATTATTTTATTTAGTTATTTAGGAAATCTTGGTCGAGAAGGTCTTACTGATTCACCAAGTAATAACGATTCATCATATCAGCAAAATTATTCAGACCAATACAATTATAGTTCGCAACAACAGGGAATTCCCAGATCACAAATTTCACAAGGAAATGAAGACCTATATATTCTTAAATCGGAAATTGTACCTCCCGTATGCCCAACCTGTCCCCCGGTTTTAGCTTGTGGTAACAATAAAAAAGTCCAACCTTGTCCACCTTGTGCGAGATGTCCAGAACCGGCGTTTGAATGTAAAAAGGTTCCGAATTATCAATCTAGTAATACCAGTTATCTACCGCGACCGATGTTTAATGATGGTACTGTTCTAGATTCTGGTACTTCTAATCCTAGACCAAGATTAAACGATTTTAGTCAATTTTAATTAATATATTATATTATTTATATATTATATTATTTATATAATGGTTAAATCATTTAAAGACAAACATAGACGTAAACGAAAATATAATGGTAGACGCACAAATAAACGCGGTGGTAATTGGTTTAATGATAATATAAGACGATTTTTTACTAGAAAAAATAATAGACAAATGTCGTCTAATGTAAAACCAACCCAACCTTCTCACAATTCTCGTTCAAAAAATT